ATATTTTGAAAGATCCAAAACTGCACTAGCCAAGATTAAGGAGGAGATATGAACGAAACAAAATTACGCGCAACGCCGGGGCCTTGGCACTACGACCAAGAAAACAACGCAATTTACAACAAAACGTGTTTATACATTTGCGATGCGCCAAAAAATAACGACCACGACAAACACCTAATCGCCGCCGCGCCTGATCTTTATGAGGCTTTGGAAATAACAGCGGAGTTGGTTGAGGCTTTGGGACATACAGCGAAAAAAGCCAGAGTCGCCCTTGCTAAGGCGCGGGGGGGGAACTATGAGTATTGAAAATAGCCGACCCGCGTTTCCTACCATTAAATGGGAACGTGATGAAGATGGAAATTTCTACCCCAATGAATCTGAAGGCATGACCCTACGCGACCACTTTGCAGGGTTAGCTATGCAGGGGTACGTTTCAAATGACGCATGGCGAAAGGATATGACGCCATACCAAACGGCCAGAGCGGCTTATGGAATGGCAGACGCAATGCTGAAATAGGGAGGGAGATGAAATGAACAAAGCACACGAACTGTTGAGATGGATATATGACGATCTTGAACGAGATACAAAGCTACCTTTGTGGCTAAGAGATAGGGTTCGAGATTTCCTCGCCGCCGAACCAGAATCCGATAAGCCTGTGGCGTGGATTACACCAGACGGGGAAGGATTTCGAATGAGGTTTGAGCCACCAGTAAACGATGTTCCGCTTGGATGGACTCCCCTATACACCAAACCCACCGCGCCAGCAAGGAAGCCGATGACTCAGGAGGAAATTGATAAGGGTTTTTCACTAGATTGGTTTTACGGATCGTTTGTAGAAGGAATCCGCTTCGCAGAACGACATCACGGGATTGGAGGAGAGGGATGAACAAAAGACACAAACATTACGAAATCATAATGGCGTGGGCATCTGGGAAGGAGATTCAGTTTTTTGATAGTGATGAGAATCAATGGCGTGATTGGGGACACACTACCTGCCCTTCCTTTATAGTAACTTCTGAATGGCGCATCAAACCTGAACCTAAGCCGGATGTGGTGGTAGAACTTAAAGCATTTGATGGGGAAGTTTGGATTAGTCGTGACGCAAACCTTATCCTCACTTTCGACGGAGAGGATGGCAGACTAATTAAAGCTGAGGTGATTGAATGAACGATGATTTTATGATTGTTATGTTTTGGGTTACTACACTATAGGAGAATGATTATGAGATACGCACTAACGCTTTTTATACTAGGATCAATTAATGTTGCTTATGCAAATCAGCTTGGTTGTTATCATTTCGGGAACATAACCCAATGCGATAACGGAGTCTCAACTTATCAATTTGGAAACATAACACAGATCCAATTACCCACACCCATACACACATTACAAATACAACCAGCGCAAATACAGCCGCCAATTCAAACACAAATACCAACAATTCAACCTCTGCCAATTTTACAACCTTATAAATAGAAAAAGGCTCCAATCGGAGCCTTAATTTTATTCAGCAGATGCAGTAGGTGTAGCTTTTTGAAGCTGCCCAGTCACATCACGCTCGATNTTTTCAATNATAGGCTTTACTTGCTTGTAAGCACCTGCATTTAAAGCACCAATGACAATGTTAAGTTCTTCAATTGTTAGGGTAAGAGTAAATTCATTCATGTTTAATAACTACATTTAAGTTGAACAATCATATTGTTAATTGTATGTTGTGGAGTAAGATCAACAATCATACCTGGTCCACAATCCATTGTAACACAGCCACTAATTAGGATTGCTTGGACTCCGATTCCCACTTTTTTAACAAATACCCCAGATCGTCTGCGGGTAAATGTGATGCTCCAAACAAAGCTAAAGCAATAGCTTCAATTGCATGTTCCTGATCGTCTGTAAAATGATAAATACCAAAAGCAGACAAAATTAAAAAAATGCCGCGCCACGTAGACGTTTCACCAAGTCTTGCAATAATAAAATCTTTCATAATTTTATTTATGTTTAAGGTAAGCTACAGCCAACTCAATACCAAGATTGGCTTCCCATTTTGCTAAATTTAAACCAATAATTTTGATTTCATTTAAAACACTTTCGTGTTTATCCAATCCTGAAATTTCTTTATCTGCCCAACGTTCAACAACGGCTAAAATGCGCTGAAATACGTCTGAACTAAGGATTAGACCAGCTAACACATGAATTGCTTGCGTAATAATAATGCTCATTTTTTAGGGGCCTCTAGTTTTGTTTCAATGCGTCCAATTGCTAATTCAATTCGTCCAAGCCTTGCATCAATTTCTTTTGCTTGCAATTCGTGCTTGTCTATATGTTCATTTAACCCGGTTTCCAAACGACAATGCGATAATCATGATTTTGAATAAGCGCATATGTTGTGATTGTTGCGCCAAAAATCACTAAAGCCGCCTCTAACCATCTTTCCATTTTAATATTCCAAGTAGAGTGATCGTTCAGCGCGTCTACGCCTTGCAAGACCGGCATTAGGCCTTCCTGCGACTTTATCCCACATTAAAAAAGAATCAGCAGCTTCAGCATATTCACCAGCTTTATGATGCTTTAATAAGCTAGATTTAACAAAGTTTCCTTGACCTACATTATAAGCCAAAGAAACCATTGCACTAAATTGATTATTGGTTGTTTTTGAAATACCTATACCTGCTGTAACCGCATGTTCAAACTGATCTAAAGCTTTAATTAACATGTAATCAGCATGTCCCTGCTCCCATACATCATTAGGATGCACGTTTTGAGCCCAACCATAACCTATTGTCCAAACTCCGCCTTGATCTTGATAAGCTTTCAACTTGCAACCTTCAAAGGTTTTTATTAAGTTGATGCCTTTTTGGTTAATTTTCATTATCTTAGTTCAAACCAAGATACTGCGGTTAAATTAGAGCTAGTAACATTATAAACTGCACCCGCTGGAACTATTGCTGATAATGGAACAGTTGTTTGCGAATTAGCACCAAAAATTGCTGAAGTATATTGAGCAACAGAAAGACCTGCTATATTTAATTGAGCGCTTGATGATCCATTATTTATACCTACAACGTTAACAATTACCATAATAGGTCTATTAGTGGAGTTGGTATAATTTGTTCCATTTGCGGATCTACTAGAAGTAACATTCTGCCAAGACTGTGCAGGACCACCTACACCCTGAGTTGTGGCATAAGCCGTTGTTGCTACTCTTGTGTTGTTTGTACCCGTTGCTTGTGTAACTGCTGTAACCGCACTGGCAATTGTTCCTGTTAGATTTACAGCATTTGTTGCGTTTGTGGCGTTTGTGGCGTTGGTAGCATTTGTCGCACTTGCAGCGCTGCCAGTAACATTAATTGGCCATGTTGCACCAAACGTTGTTGTGTCTACAGCCAAATCAAGATTGGTTCCATCATAATCAATGTAAATCTGATGACTTGATCCTGATGTTTTTGTGCCTGTCTGAACAGCAACGGGGATGCTAGATGGAGTTGTTTCAATAATGCCGTACTGAATAGACGTTAACCCTGATGTTAAAGCATTGCCAGAGTCCATTCGAAGCATAACAGTGGTTGGCGTAGATGCAGACACAGGAAGCGTAGAAGATAAAACGGTTCCGTACTGATTATCATTCGTTTTAATTCTTCTGTTAACTTGAAAAATAGTTCTTTGATCACCGCCAACGCTAAAAGAATTTGAACTTAAAAAAGTCGGGGTTCCACCAAATAAAGTCCAATCGCTGGCGGATGCCGTTAATGTTGCATCATTTACACCAGAAATGGTGTCATATGTTGAAATTGTTGGGCCATGAATTTGACCAAATAATGGTTTAGCTTCTAGAACAATTTTGTAATACTGTCCAGCCAACAACCAAATTTCACCACCTGATTCGCCCCTAGAATCTAATACAATAGGATTAGGCCATGCTGTTGTGGCTGTGCTATCAGTATAAACTGGTAAAGGAGTAGTTGTTCCAGCGTAATAAAACCACATCAGACCACCAGCTAAAAAAGTGGTATCGTCTGAAAATTGTGGTTCTTGAAGGATTGGGCAAAGGTAAGC